AAAAGTCCGCTTTACTTTATTAGCTGAAGAGCCTTTCATGTTCTATGAACTATGGGGTAATCACGTTAATGACCCAGAAAAGCGTAAGCCATTTCGTTTCGCAGAAGAGCCTACCCCAGAGGACATTACTGAGAAACTAGGGGATGATTTCATACGATCTCTTAAACGTGATGGTACAGGACCAGAACCTTGCAGAGTAGCCCATGCAGTTCCCGTGTACAACTACGATTTGGAACGTGTACAGGTATTTTCTTGGGTTCAAAAAACAATCACTCAACAGTTTGACGTAATCAGCCAATTAGAAGATTATGCAGACTCTATGACTGACTGTGACTTTTACTTATCTCGTGAAGGCCAAGGTACAGACACAAAGTATACTGTGCAAGCTGCACCCAAGAAAAAAGCTATGGCTAAAACCGTAGAAGAAGCATGGGAAGCAGAAAAAGAGTTTGATTTAGACAGACTCATATCAGGTGGTAATCCTTTTAAAGAAGAGGAGTAATCGCCATTCATAGGAGGGGGTCACTTGACCCTCTTTTATTTTGCTGTATATTAATTATGGGAACGTGTATTTATTCACCACTTATGGGTACGCTAGACAAACAAAACGCACTAGCCTCTCTACGAAAGTGGAACCTAATTCAAGATAACAGTGGACCGTACAGAGTCTACCGTGATGGTGACGACAACATATATCACTCAGTTACACATATTTTAAAAGAAACCGCACCCCAACACACAAAAGATGCCCTTGAAAATTGGCTTAAAAAATCAGATTCTCTTATGGAGCGTGATATTGCTTGCGAAAGAGGCAAGCTCGCACACAGCCATGCAGAGTTTGTTCTCAAACTTGCAGCAAAATTTGCAAGGCAAAACTCAAACAAAAGAGGTCTATGGAGGACTGGATCGGATGGACTGGAACGCTGTCCGAAAAAAGTCACTCAATGGGGTTTACAAAAAGCAGTTGAATCCGCACCGCGTGTTAGCTGGAGTGCGTCAGGCTACGCAAGAGGTTTACGATCATTCATACTGGATCGTGTAACGGCCATTCATGCAGTCGAGTTCTCCGTGTACAAACCAGGTTACGGATTTGCTGGCACAGCAGATGCCCTACTGGATATTGATGGAGATGGGCCATTCATAGTGGACTGGAAAACAGCAAAAGAAGTCAGGTCAGATGATATGATCGAACAATTCTGCCATCAACTTGGAGCGTACAGTATCGGACTAGAACATCTCACAGGAATCAAGCCGAAATACGGAGCAGTTGTAGTAGCTCGTAGGAGTGGTAAGCCACAAATAAAGCTCCTCAATTCTCTCGAATTAGAAGGAGCTAAAAGTTTATTTTTACAAAGAGTGGATCGTTACCACAAAAACCTAAAAGAATTAGCGGTTGTTTAACGGAATTAGTTTGTTGTTGGTACGTTTGATTAACTCTTTTGGTTTATAGAAGTCTTTATTACGATCTAAAGAACCATCATAAGAATTAATATACTCAGTAAAAAACATCATAAGCTCATCATAACTTAAGCAACTTAGATATTGACCAAAAAAGTGTTTTAAAAAAGGTTTATTAGAAAGTAATCCTTCGATTAACCTACTCTCAAAACCATCTTCTTCTCTTAATGGATCGTTAGTCATATTTATCCTCCCAGTTGCATTTACAACTTTCTTCTTCAAAATCTTTTTCGTCTATCTCTTCAGTACTGGAATATTCCCAGTCTCCGTCATCATCAATAGTAAACAGACCACCATCAAATTTTCTAAATTTGGAGTGTATGTCATCTTCAGTTATATCATCAGGTGTTTTGATGTATAAATAGTGCATCGACATTGAAGATACAGTTAATTTAAAATACTTACTCATGGTTATTCTCCATAGGAAAAAATTTATCATCAGGATCAGGGTAAACCCCACTATCCTGTAGATGTTGGATCGCATCATCTTCACGCTGACTGTCTAGTGCAGATTGATGGTTTTGTAAAAAGGAGTCCATTGTTTTAATTCTCCATAAATAAATTGATAATTGATTTACATTGATCTACTAATTCACTAGAGGGATTTTCTATCTCCTCTAATTCACTAGCATGAAATTCTAAAGCACTTCCTGTACCGTAAGAATCTCCTGTATTGTCATCATCATTAGTGCATACTGGATCGTACACAGTAACGTGAGAACATTTTTTAGTAGGCGGATTAATAACTAATCCCTCTATACCCTGTTCTTTATGCCGAACATAGCTTAGTAATTTAAAGTTCATTGTTTTTTAAACCTTACAAGTAGTTTTGAATATGTTTCGATAGTTTTACGGTATTCGTCAAACCTACCATCAGTATGAAAGTCATTCGCACAGTCCAGTAGGTTTGAGAGTATTTCGTCTTTACTATCTTTTAGTTGTTTATCTGGATCGGGTTTTGAAATTTCCCATTTATATAGATTTAACTGATCTTTGTAGTATCTATACGCAGTAGCTACTGGAATACCATGATCTTCCGTAAGAATTTCAACTATATCTTTTCGAGATAATTTATCTTGCGGTTTTTTAGTTTCATTGTCTACTAGCGTTTTATAGATAAACTCTTCAGCAGTCTCCTTATCCATTCAATAACCTCCTTTTATGTTCTCTAGCTTCACTAAGAGAATCGTAAAACTCAATTACCGAGTACAGGATACTATCAAACAAATAGGTTTCATCATACTCCTTCCATATTTCGTACAAGTTGGTACGATTCCTATTTTCAGGGTGCTTCATATTCCACTTGAGCAGAATATAGTACGGTTTAACTTTCATTGAACTTAGCGTATTTAATAAAAGTAGATTCAAACGCGTTATATAGTATGGTTTGATTATCTGGATCGGCTAGAGAATAGCAATGAGCGAGGGAAGCCACAAAACTTCCCCCGAATCTATCCATGTTGTCTAGTGCGATATATATTTGATGTTTGTCCATTACCAACTTGAATAGTAAATAATGTCATCAAAATCAGCAAAATCAGAACCATACTGTCCTGTAGGTAAATCTAATATGGATCGGGTCATAGCTGCTGTACTTTGCAGTTCAGTAAAATAATCTTTGTCATAATCGTATGAACCGAAAAAACTTCCTTCCGTAGTAGGTAAGTAGTCCTTAGCCCTGCTAGGTGCTGCGAGTGTTGCGGTAACTGCTGTATTAAGTAGGTCAAGTTGTTTTCTTGATACCGAATATTCTTCACAGTTATCCTTACCACCCTGTACGTTTTTAACGAACCACCCATGTATGTGGTTCGCTTTTCGCCAGTAAGCTAGGGGTAATTTTATAGTGTATGAAGCCCATGGAGTTGTGTCATCTACTGGGAGTTCATTTAAGTTGTGATTATTGAGTAAGCTAGTATACTCAAAAGTTCTAACGAAAGCTGGATCGTTAGCAAATTTTCTCTCTTTATTTTCTTGTAAAGCGGAAAATGTTTTTGTACCGTATAGGTACATATCTAAGCCCATAATTTCAGGTGGATTAGTGAACAATTCTATTATAGTACTATTGTAGTGTTTTGTAAATAAAAATTCTCACTTTTTTATTCTCAATGATAATTCTCAGAATTTTGCCATTCATAGTGGATTGTATGCCTAATAAATTATTCAAAAATCGCCATTCATAGTACAGTATTTATAATAATTTTTTGCTAATTTTTGCTGCCTGACTCTTAAAAATATAGATGAACACTATATAGTATGAAAAATTTTTTCCTGAAAATTTTGGGAAAAAAGTTTTCCACAGGACAGCACGAGTTTTCCACAGGCAACCCGTGCTATATACTATGAATATTCTTAATGGATCTTAAGATCCAATTTAATAATTACTTAAGTAATACAGTATTGCTATTAAATGAATATTAAATTAGAATATGGTAGACACTATGTGTCATTTTTAAACAACCCAAATTTAAAAACCAAAATGGAAAATCAAATTGAACTTTTTAAAAACCAGCTAGAAAATACATTAAGTATTTCTAATCAGCAATTTTCTAAAAATTTAGAGAATCAATTAAATGCTGAAAAATCAGGCTATCAAAACTCTAGTAATGAAACTATTTTTAAGGGGTCTAATTTTATAGATGATTCTTTTAAAAAAGATTTAGACATTATATGGAAAGATAATGAACTTGATTTTAAAGCAGTAAAAAGAGATTTATTCTTTAAAAATGAAAAGGGAGAATTTGTAGAGATAAAAGATTATCAGGCGATATGCCACGATAAAAAAGATCAACTTTTAAATATCCCAAAAATGCAATATACAACTTTGCAATTAGATAGTATTAAAAAAGTGATTCAAGAGGTAAGAGGACAGACAACAATAGAATCAATAATGAATATTGATAATAAAAGATTCGTTTTTAATCTTGCTATTGACAACGCAATACAAGAAGTACAAAAAGACGACCCGCACAAATTGAGATTAGTGATTGTATCTAGTCACGACTCGTCTGTATCTTGCCATATCTCGTTTATCCACTTCCGCATGTGGTGTTTTAATCAAATGAATAAATTAAAACAATCTAACCCCTTAGTTTTTAAACATACAAAATCTATTAATGACAATGTTAAAAACATAAATAGAATTATTGATTTTAAAAAAGGCGAGTTTACTAAATCAATAGAGGATTATAAACTAATGATTCGCAAAGAGATAAAAGAAGAGCAAGTTAAAAAAGTGTTGGAAAATTTATTTTATGAAAAATGGAAAAATAAAAAAGTTTGTACTGATAGAGTTTTAAAAACTCAAAGAGATAAAACATATCTTGATTTGGTAGAGGTTAAGCAGATAAAGGAGAACCTGGAACGAGAATTTGAAAAGAATGGTAGAACGGCCTACAGTTTACATAATGGAATTAATTACTATTATTCACATCAAATGGGAGCTAGTAATATCAATGATGAATCGGAAAAAGCAAGAATAAGAATGGAGCAAAATTATTATGGAAAAAACGCAAATATAATTGATAAATCAAAAGAGTTATGTTTAGCTTTATAAATACATAAGCTAACAACTAATAAAACTAGCTCAGGAACTAAAAAGCCTGAGCTTTTTTAATGCAAATTCAAAAAATTTTCTAAGGTTGAGTCCAAAATGAAACAGTTAAAAAATGAATGATTTTAAATTTTTAATGACTATTACTACATTACTACAATTAAAATTGTAGAATTATTAAGTGTAAGACTTCAAAAGTATTGATATAACTAGGTTTTTATAGTGCTAATCTCATCAATAAGACAAAAAAATTAGTGTTCCCGGAACCTCATAAAGTAGTAGATTATAAATAAAAATAAGGTATAATTAAGGTAGGCAGTATGCCTATTTTTAAACCACCTAAATTTAAAAGGAAAAAACCCAATGCAAACACCAACACAAAAAAGAATACAAATCAACAAGGAATTAATCAAGTTTAGAGAAAACTTAGCCCCCGAGTTTGGCTCAATAATAACAACACCTGATGTAGATTCCTATATTAAAGAGGATTTTGATAATAATATTATTGAAATTCTTAGTCTATTAAAAAGACATGTTATTTTTGATTATGGAATTTGTTGCGAAGAAGACGCTAAACTAAACGAATACAACAGAAAAGCAAAAGACGGAAACAGAATACATAGCAGCTACAAATTAAAAAACAATAAGGTTATTTGGATTATTACAAGTGGATATTATCAACACGAATTAAATAAACAGTTTAAAACTTCTAATTATTGTTATACAACAGTTTTATTCCCAAATGAATATTAATTAAAACTAGATCAGGAACTAATCTAATGAAAACACCCACCCAAAAATTTAAATCTAAAATTAACAAAATTATTATTAGATTAACTAATCAAGGCAACCACCACGCCGCAAGCCACCTCTATCAAACTTATTTTCTTTATAAAAAATCAATTTAAAACAATGGACAAAACCTATTCCAAAGCAAACATCAAAGATAAATATTTATCATTTGATGATAACCAATTAAGTGCAATTAAAAGAAATCTAGATAAAGATGATTTTAATTTAATTAATTATTTAGTTGATAATGAATACTCAAGATTAAATGATTTACAACAAGAACTCGAAAGAGTTTATAAACCTTACAAACAATGGGGAAAAAAATTTAGACCAAATATACAAAGTAGGTATAGATTATTAATAGATGAAATTGAAAGCGAAAGACACCAAATTGAAAAAATTGGAGAACTTACAAACAAATTACAAAATCAATACACGCGTTACCATTGGAAGTTACCGCACGACCAAATACAAGAACAACTAACCGAAGAAGAATTAAAAAAATTTGGTAGTTGTTGCACCGTAGAATTAATTAATCAAATGGTAGATCTAACTAAAAATTATTTAAAAGATAAATCTATTAATGATTAGTTTTTATCCTCACACGTCATACCCACCCTATAACACCTCAACCACTATGGAACAAAACCGCCCCAGACTCTCAACCATAACGATTTATTTTAATAAGCAGTTTTTCGCTATGGTGTTTTTCATAATTACATTTATTGGCGCAAGCTACTACGCGCCCGAACATATCGAAGGATACGAACCGCAGCAGCCAACAACCCAAACAAAATAAAAATCTAAGGAGCTGCACTATATAACACGCCCGCAAAAATAGCGGGCTTTTTTATTGCTTATTTATTCCACTAGCCACCGCACGCACAAAACACCGCATGCAACAGCCACCGCATGCAAGGGGCAGTATTGCAAAAATTTTAAAAATAAATTTTATTACACTGAACCTACTGATAAATCTACAAATTAAGACTACTTTTTCTTTCCTTCTACGCTAATAGATAATGTTGGAGTGTTTAGATTAATTGTCTCTTCACTCTCTCCAAGAACTTTCCCTAACGAATCCAATATCTGAGCAGCAGTCTGAAGCTGACCTCTTTTCATAGCCTTGTTGAAAAGCCTCATTCTCATCCCCTGGAGTCGTGAAATCATCTTCTCTCTATCCTTTTCCCAATCTTCATCGTTCCATTCCTTTACCTGTCTCCAATCTCTCCAAGCTGTTTCCACCCCAATATTTTCCTTGGAAGCGTGATCGTGAACTAATTGTCTGGTTGTTAAGCCTTCAAGCTGACGATTATATAATCTTTGCCTTCTCGCTTCGATAACTACATCTGGATTTCGCTTTCCACAGACCTTTCCACCCATAGGTGCATTTGGACTGTCTACATCTGGTCGATAGTATGCTTGAGCCACGGACTAAATAAATACTAATACTTGAATAATAACCCTAAAAAC